AGTTGCTAATCTGATTGAGCTACAATCGTAAAGCTAGAATAGGAGAACAATAATGGCAATATCACGATCACAACTAGTCAAAGAACTAGAGCCAGGTTTGAACGCACTGTTCGGCTTGGAATACAAACGTTATGAAAATCAGCATGCTGAAATTTATAACGAGGAATCATCTGACAGAGCTTTTGAAGAAGAAGTAATGTTAAGTGGTTTCGCAAACGCACAAGTAAAAGGTGAAGGTTCTGGAGTTTCATTTGATGAAGCACAAGAAACTTTTACTGCTAGATACACTCATGAGACTGTAGCTTTAGCATTCGCAATCACTGAAGAAGCGATTGAGGATAACTTGTATGATAGACTTGCGTCTAGATATACAAAAGCTTTAGCAAGATCTATGAGTAATGCGAAACAAGTAAAATCAGTAGAACCACTGATTCAAGGTTTACCAACAACAAATAACTTTGATTCAGGTGACGGTGTTAGTTTATTTAACACAGCTCACCCAACGGTTGCTGGAACTTTCGCAAACACACTAGCTACTCAATCTGACCTTAACGAAACATCGTTAGAGCAGTCTATGATAGACATCGCTCAAATGACTGACGAAAGAGGTTTGAGAATTGCTGCTAGAGGAGTAAAAATGATTATTCCTTCTGAGCTACAATTCACAGCTGAAAGATTGATGAAGTCTCAAGGTAGAACTGGAACAGCTGATAATGATATCAATGCAATCGTATCTATGGGTATGGTTCCTCAAGGTTATAGAGTGAACAATTACCTAACAGACTCAGATGCATTTTATATCTTAACAGACATTCCTAATGGAATGAAAATGTTCAACAGAGCTCCATTGACAACTGCAATGGAAGGCGACTTTGATACTGGAAACGTTAGATACAAAGCTAGAGAAAGATACAGCTTCGGCGTATCAGACCCTAGAGGTATCTTCGGCGTTGAAGGTGCGTAATCAATAATTTTTTGTGGCGGGACATAGTTCCGCCACAATTATAAAATAGAAAGGAAAAACCATGAAAAAATTTATAGTAAATATTTGGGCGTACGATCATCACGCTAAATTTACAGTAGAATCAGAAGATTCCCCAACTGACCTTGAACAATCTATCCTTGACAAACTTGGAGAAAACAGTATAGTTTGGGAAAACCTTGGAATATCTTATGATAACAAGGTAAATAGAATAACCTATGAGGAGGTTATAAATGATACAAGACCTATACAAACAAAAAAGGTCCTTGGAGTTGAAGTGGGAACAGGAGCATCTAGATAATAATAGATACACTCTTGAGATGGTTAGAATTGACGATAAAGTCAAACAGATCATCACAGACATTAAGCTTGAAGAAGCTAGAATGGCTCACATACAGAACAACATAGAAGGTTCTGCTCCAGAAGTTTCAGTAGCTTCTTAGTATAAAAGCTACATCGTTGGAATAAATCCACTCCACACTACAGGCTCTCTTGCACTCTACTAAAAACTAGTATATAAAAAACATACTATACAATTAAATAATAAAATAAATATAGACGTGTATAGTCGACACACCCTAGGTGACTATATTTATATATTCTAGGAGGAATATAAAATGGCAACAACTACTTTTTCGGGACCAATAAAAGCGGGAACGATATCAAATACTACAGGTACTACAGTTGGTACTAACATGAAAAACACAGGACAAGTTGTAATGGCACAAAGTTTTGCAGCTTCATTAGCAGGCGGAGCACTTGCTGCAACAGCAACAAGTGTAATCATTCCAGCAAACTCACAAATCGTTGATTGTGTTTTTGACGTAATCACAGCATCATCAGATGCAACTAACATTAGTGTTGGTTTTGTAGGAGGATTAGCTACTGCTCTTGTTAACACGTTTGCAATCGGAACTACTGCGGGTAGAAAATACCCTACAACTCAAGCAGGCGGAGCTTTAGCTTGGGAAGATATTGGGGCTTCTGATCAAAGATTAAACGTAACTAACTCTGCAGCTACAAGTGCTGGTGAAGTTAGAATTACTATTTTGTACCAACAAAATATAAATTTAAGTTAATAAATAATTAACTCGGAGCGTCTGGTAATGCAGGCGCTCTTTAAAAGGAGGAAAACATGGCAGCAGACACAGTATTAAATACAACTGTATTCGATGGAGCAAAAAAAGTAATTACTCACTACAATGTGGTTTCAGGTGATGGAGAGGGAAGCACAACTAAAATAGTTGATGTTTCTGGATTAAGTTCAAACAATGGTAAAACTTGCAAAACAGTAAGACTAAATAAAGTTAGTTGTAACGTTTCAGTAACTGCACCAGTAGATGCTTTACGTATGCAGTGGGATGCAACAACAGATGTTGTATTTCAAAGTTTAAATGGTGAAATGGAGTATGATTACTCTGATTTTGGTGGTTTAAAAAACACTAAAGCTAGTGGTTATACTGGAGACGTTAATATAGTATTACCAGCTTGTGCAGCAGGAGACTCTGGAACAGTTGTTTGTGAGTGGATTAAAGTTTACGAAGTATAGGAGGCTAAATGGCTAATACCACTTCGGGAACAGCAACGTTCGACAAAACTTTTTCTATTGATGAAATAATAGAAGAATCATTTGAACGTATTGGACTACAAGCTGTTTCAGGAAATCAGTTAAGATCGGCAAGAAGATCTCTTAATATTTTATTTCAAGAATGGGGTAATAGAGGTATTCATTATTGGGAAGTTGGAGAATTAGATCTTGATCTAATTCAAGGACAAGCTGAATATAAATTTTTTAGAGCAGCTACAGATGGTACAAGTGCCACTTCAAATCCAAATGGAATATATGGAATGTCCGATGTCCTTGAAGCACAATTAAGAAATAACAGAACCCAGACTACTCAATCAGATAGTCCAATGACTAAAGTAGATAGATCAACTTATGCAGGTTTTTCAAATAAACTTTCTCAAGGGACACCTAATCAATATTGGGTTCAAAGATTTATTGATCACGTAAGTATTAGTATTTATCCTACACCAGACTCTACTAATGCATCTAAAGATATGCATTTTTATTACATCAAAAGAATTCAAGATGTTGGAGACTATACAAACGCAACAGATATCCCATTTAGATTTGTTCCTTGTATGACTTCAGGTTTATCTTTTTATCTTGCACAAAAATATCAACCACAATTAGTTCAACAAATGAAATTATATTATGAGGATGAATTAGCTAGAGCATTAGCTGAAGATGGTTCAGCTTCAAGTACATTTATTACACCTAAAGCTTATTACCCAGGAACATAATGTCTAAGTACGCAACAGGAAAACATTCAAAAGCTATTTCAGATAGATCAGGACTTGAATTTCCATATAGAGAAATGGTTAGAGAATGGAACGGTTCATTTGTACATTATACAGAGTACGAACCTAAACAACCACAACTTGAACCTAAACCTGTGGGTGGAGATGGTGTTGCATTATTACAAGTAAGACCTGATAGAATAGAGCCTGCTACAACTGTTAGAATAGTAGATAATGGTTTTGAAACTTATGCTGCAGGATCAGGAATTATAAATGTATTTTCACCTGGACATGGTTTAACAGATTCAACAACATATAGATTTAGAGGACCACCAACTACTTCTGCAGGAAGTTCTTTTACTTATGCTAACCCACAAAGTTTTGATGGTATAACAGGAGTTAATATTGCAAAAAGTACAGGATACACGATAAGAACAGGAAAATACAAAGCAGATTCAGATGGATCCGGTAATGCTGGTAGAGATGCAAGAAGTGCTTATCTAACTGATAATTTTTTCTTTTTTACAGTCGACACAAATACTGCTACAACAGGTAATATAAAAGGAGGAGGCTACGGTTGTTCCGTTGGGCCTATAACAATACAAGCATGATAAATAAAATTTGGAATTGGATAAAACAAGCTATTACACCTCATAGACAAAAAGATGAGCATCTTGAAATGTATGAAGAAACTGCAAAACAAAAAAAGATACGTTTAAAGCATAAAGGGGACATTCAATAATGGCTGGATTTACATATGCAACATTGACAACAGCAATATTAAATTACACTGAAACAGATACAAATGTTTTAACATCTACTATCACTGATCAGTTTATTGAAAATTCTGAACTTAGAATTTTAAGAGATGTGCCATTAGATGCATATAAAAAACAATCGATTGGTAATTTAGTTACCGGACAAAACACAATTAACGTACCTGCTCAAACTTTATTTGTAAAAGGTGTACAAGTTTATGATTCAACTTCTGCTTCAACAGGTGCAAATACTTGGTTAGAGAAAAAAGACGAAACATATTTACAGGAATTTGAACCATCAACAGAATCAACAGCTAGAGCAAAACCAAAATACTATGCTATGTTTGGTGGAGCAACAGGTGTAACCGATACTACTTCAGGAAGACTATTTCTGTCTCCTGCACCAGATAGCACTTATGTATTTAAAATACATTATGAAGCTATTCCAACTGGATTATCTGGTTCAAACACTACAACTTATGTAAGTCAATATTTTGGAAATGGATTGTTATATGCTTGTCTAGTAGAAGCATTTTCTTATTTAAAAGGTCCAATAGATATGTTGACATTATATGAAAATAAATATAAACAAGAGACACAGAAGTTCGCTGCAGAGCAACTTGGTAGACGTAAAAGAGACGATTATACAGACGGTACAGTTCGTATTAAAGTTCCTTCTCCGTCACCGTAATAGGAGATAAATTATGGCAATAACATCGGCAATATGTTCAAGTTTTAAACAAGAACTTTTAGAAGGAAAGCATGACTTTCAAACATCAGGTTCTGGTGGTCATA